TCGGATTGCCCACCTTGTCGGGAACAAGACGATTCGAAATGTCCCCGATATGATGGTGTTGGTGATATGATCTTAGAGATCAATGGTGGTGACTGTATTAAATACGATATCACCGAGGGTGATTCAATTTTGATTAAAGAGTGATTTCTGAATTCTAAAAGGTTCAACTCTATCTTCCGCAATTTTTGCGTAATTAGGTGATAACTCAATTCCAACCCAACGTCTCCCCAATATTTCAGCAGCAACCAAACTAGTTCCACTACCCGCAAATGGATCCAAAACAATATCATTCTTATACGATAATATTTTAATTGCCTTTGTTGGGATGTCCATTGAGAATGTTGCCTTAGTCATTGACTTAGTATCTGCAAAATAATTCCATTGACCAAAAACAAGTTCCATGAACTCTTTCTTATCATTTTCTTCATAAACAGTTTTCTTTTTGGTAGTACCATCTTCCTGTTCAACATCAGTTGGGACACCTGTCCATTCCGGTTGACCTTTTACCTTTTTAATGTGTTGTTTTTTATACGCTAAAATTACACACTCTTTTGGGTTATAAATGTATGGACTAGAAGGACTCATCCAAGACCCCCAAGCGGTTGTTTTACTTCTGTGTGGTGAATCTTCTTCAAGATCTACAACCCCAAAGAAACCATAACCAACCTGTTTCATTATTTGCCACATCTCAGAAACAAAAAATATACGACCACCTTTCTTTTGACGATTGATTTCGTAAGGAATATTCAAGGCGATACGACCATCGTCTTTTAATACTTTATATGCCTCCGTTAACCAACTTTTGGCAAACTCAAGGTATTCGCTAAATTCAACATCATCCTCGTGAACATCATAATCAATCCCAACACCATACGGACAACTAGTTACAATTAAATCAACAGAACCTTCAGGTATTGTTTTCATTACTTCAATACAATCACCATTAATTATTGTACCCATAATATCTTCTAAATTCTTCATATTTCTCTTTTTTTCTTTTTAAATAAATGTTAGCATTTTTATAAATGTAGTTATAAAATTTTTTATTGTCAATTTTATTCTGAATTTGTAATTTAATATCCGAATATAAATTTATTTTTATATCGTTATTTTTTAACACACTAATAATAAATTCTTGGAACTTTATAGACGCAGTGACTATTTGTGTTTTATTAATGTATTTTTCAGGATTGAAAGAAAATGACCCATCCCCATCAAAATACCCCCTTATAAAATGGGGTATCAAAACCTCATCAATATTAGGGTTACCAATTGTAAATGTTTTTCTTGAGTGGATTCCAGCTGATTTAGCAGAATTAACTAACTTTGTTGAGTACATTGCTAAGTGAACCATATCGGATGTTGATACCCCTCCTTTATATTTAACTTTATTCTGACCTTCTTTGATTAAATGATTAGACCCAATACATTCTCTAAATAAAATTAGATGTTCAACATCTTTTACCGATAGTTTCATTTCCAATGAATTACCACTTTTTCTTTCTCGTATATAACCATCGGCATATAAAAATCCTAACCAATAAGCCCTTTCTTCGGTGTCAATACTATCAAAATAACTTTCATTAACATTATATCTCCTATTAGTTAATTCAATCTCATTATCTCTAAGTATTCGATATATTGGGGATAAAGAAACATTAAATTTTTTAGCAACTTTATGAATGTTCTTTAATTTTAAATAAGTTTCAACAACTTTTTTTTCGTTTAATGATAACTTCTCCATACTAATAAATATTATCTAATTTGGGAAAGTTTCTATCATTTTTTTTTATTTAATACTTTCTAAAAAATCCCACACTTCATTTGAAAACTCTTCGTAAAGATCTCCTCCCTCATCATCCGATAAGTCAACAAGGTATTCATCAACACAATGTTCAACAATCATCGAGTGTATTTCCTCAAACTCCTTATTAGTTTGTTTTAAGGCATCATATTGCTCCTGAATATGATTTTTTTGTTCTGTTATTAATTTCATTTTTCTTAATTTAAAATCAGTACTATTACTACAATGACTGTTACGATTATTGACATAATAACCGAATAACCAAAGACTTTATTATTTCTTTCAACCTGTTCTTTACTTCTACCTTGCCATTCATTTGGATCCCAAATCATTTTTTCTCCAATATTTTAATATGGTGTTCCAAATACCATAACGCTTTCTTTAGGTCCTGTAATTCTTTATCAGACTCTTTCTTTCCCGCTCTTGAGATATACTTAACCGTATTACCCAATGAGAACCCTAAATCCCAAGCGTCAATAACTTTAATTGCTTCATAAGGATTATTTTCGCCACCATAATGATTAGGGTGATTCACTTGTTCTATTTTTGGTGTTGGACACTGACAAAGTCCTGAACCACCACATACACATTCTTTTTCCATTATTCTTCTCTATATTCTTTTAATAATTCATCATTTGAAATTGTACCGTACTTACCTTAAAAACCACTAACATCAATCTTTACATTAATATTTTTATACATTCTTTCCCAATATTGTGTTCCATTCAATGAGATTGAAATTTCATTAATAATCTTATATGGGTCCGCATTTGATCCTGGTCTTCTATCTTCCAAATAACCTTTCCAATTATCTGCGGTTGTTTTTGGGACTCTGATTGATGCTCCTCTATCCGACACACCCCAACTAAATTTATCAATTGATTGTGTCTCAAAATTTCCGGTTAATCTTAAATTATTATCGGAACCATATGATTCAATATGTTCTTTATGTCTATTTTCAAATGATGTGAATATTGATTTGAAGTATTCTTCCCCTCCTTCATTTCTCATTATATCGTTTGAAAAGTTAGTATGTAAACCAGATCCGTTCCATTCTCCGTATTTAAGTGGTTTTGGGTGTAGGTTAATCCCATAATTATATTTTTCAGAGATTTTATATAAAAAGTACCTAGTCATCCAAAGGTCATCACCACCTTTTAATTTACCTTTTGATAATACTTGGTATTCCCATTGACCTAATGCAACCTCAGCGTTGACCCCTGTAATATCAATTCCGTATTTTAAACACATATCCATATGTTCCTCAACAAAATCTCTTCCTACAACATATTCACCGACACCACAATAATATTTACCTTGTGGTTCCAAGTTGTTTTCATCGTGACCTAAAATACATTTGTTTTTTCTATCATAGATAAAATATTCTTGTTCAAACCCAAACCACAAATCTTCTTGATCTCCATTTAGTTTTGATCTTGTATTAGTTTCGTGTGGTGTACCATCAGAATTCATTACTTCACACAACACGTAAATTGTGTTTGTATGATCGTAAAAATAATGTCTAACAGGTATTAAAATACAATCAGAACTATTACCTTCCGCTTGTAATGTTGATGACCCATCAAAGTTCCATTCAGGGAAATTATTTAGAACTAAACAATTTTTAATTTGCTCATAGTCCACAATTTTAATCTTACTTCTTAGGTTTGGTTCAGGTGTGTACCCATCAATCCATACATATTCTAACCGAACTTTCATTTGTTTTTATTTATATAATTTATTATTTCTTCTTTTGTTTTACCATCACAATACATATTATAAACTTCTCTTGAAAAATCATCTTTTAAAAATGCCGCATCAACATTTAGATATTTTTCAATATCATCAAGGTGTTTTAAAATGTTTTCTTTTTTGAAAATTCTTTTATTGAACCCCATAAGATTTAAATTTAGGGGGTTTAGATTTTTTTTTACTGTATTTTTTGATGTATAAATTTCTTAATTCTTTACCCAATTCCATGTCGTTTGGGTATTGTTTAATTAATTTTTCAAAAATTTTATTCATATTAAGAATTTAATTGTTCTTTGTTTTTTTTATAATTTTCTAACATTTGTGTTTGATTAAGATAAGTAATCAATTTCCGTTTAAATAGTGGTAAAAGTGTTTCATAAATTGGGAACTCACCATCACAAATCATTTCAAATACCGGTAGTTTTAATTTTTCTTCCTCATTATACAAACTAAAAGTATTAATAATTTTTGTAATTGTCAAATTACTTTTTGTGTTTGAATGTATTAAGTTTACTAAAGTTTTACTTTCGGGTGATTTTTTATTGATTAACTTTATTTCGTATTCCCACACATAAAAAATATTATCTTTTGGGTTCACATAATAAAAATATCCTTTTTTTTGTAAAACCGAATTTTTGTTTTTTTTTATTCTTAATATAATACTATCAAAAACTATCTCCCAAACAGATTTTGCAATATTAAAGTACTCCAACATCCTTGGAGCACTATATGTTAGTATTTTTGCAAACTCTTCTTTTTCTTCATTATCTAATTCTGGAATCTCTTTGATTTTTAAATCTTTAACTAACAATTCATCATCTACTGTTGAGAATCTTTTGTCAGTATAAATTATTTTTCTATCTTTTATAAGAGTTTGGATATTTGCCAAATGCAACGATAATTCTATGAAACTTGGGTATAGTTCCATGTTATCTAATTTTTCCCCCATTTTTTGGAAGTACGATAATAATTTATATTCTTTGTGTTCTTGATCAATTGGTTTTTCAAACATCCATTCGGTGTTCATTAAAAACTCTACTTTTTTCTTTCTTGCCATTATACACAAACATAACAATATTTTTCCATTCAGTAAAGATATTAATCAATTCTAAATACAATAAAATCTTCCCCATTTATATTAATTTCCTCATAATCACCATCATAATGAGATATTACACCATAATCCGCATCAACAACTAAATCATCTTTAAGTTGCTTTATATTAATAAAATTATCATAACTCATACCGTAATCATCTAATATACGAATAGGGTCATCTTTTATTTCCGACAATCTATCTTCAACTAATTCTTCAATTTCATCTTCGTCAGGATCCCCATCGGGTTCATCTTTTATCCCTATAATCTCATCATCTATTTCACTAATTCTTTCGGAAATATTTTCAGACATTTCGTCCCAATCAACATCTTCATATTTGGGGTTTTTAAGTGTTGGGGTTCCATTTAATAAAACAGTTTTACTACCGTCTTGATTAACAATAAGATTTATTTTATTATCAGCACCATCGGTATACTCCCAATTATTGTCTCTATTAACCACAAAATCTAACGGTACTATAATACCATAGTGAATTAAAAATAACTCAGCCTCCAATTCTTTTATCTCATTTATTTGACTTCCAGATAATTCTCTTGTGATATCATAGTCATCAGCATCATCATAAATTGACTGTCTTATGTCGTCCTCCAAATAATCAGCAACTTCATCACCATTAACATAGTAAGATAATGTATTTTTATCAAAATTACTTAAATCGTCAACCATATCTTCATAATATTTATCAAGCGATTCATCCGCTTCATCAATTGTCCCAACAGCATATTTATTTCCGTATGTTGAACTTTCAATCGATTTAAAGGAGTCCATTTCATAATGGCTTCCCGAAGAAACTAATTCATAAACATCATTATTTTTTGATTTAAGTTCATAAATATCATCTTCCAAATCACTAATCTCATCAAATAACTCCGATACTTGGTCAGGTTCTTCCACATTATCATACCTCTCTTTTAGATCATCCAATTGTTTCTCTAAATTTTTTAATTCCTCAACTTCCTCATAACTCAACTCTTCAATGTCCCCATTACTAACCATATATCGAAATGCAGCATTAGCCCTTAAACCCTCATCATCAATATTAGGACTATTTACATCCCATTCACGATCTTCTCTTCTTGAGTTCGCATCCGATCTTTCTTTTTGTTCTCTACGTCTTTCAATTTCCTGAGCATATGGTGTACCATAATGTTGACCAAGACTACCGTATTCAACACCGTCTAAACTTTTGATTTGAGATCCTGCGATAGTAAGAGTTCCAGTAACAATAATTTGACCTAAACTTTTTATTGGTTTATTACGTAAATCTAAATTTCCAACAACTCTAATTTTTTTACCTTTAAACATTGGTAATTTTGGAATCGCATGTGCCTGATTTCCAACTGACACCAATAGTCTATTATATTGTTCTGAATCCATATCATAGTAGTCCGCGTCCGATTCAGATTCTTCTGTAATAATATTTTTTATTAACTTAATTAATTTACTCTCAGTAATTTTTATAACTCTTAACATACAATAATAAATATTCAATTATTTACAAATATAGAAATTTTTAGATATTTATATAGAAATAAACCTAATAAAAACAAATTACAATGGGATGCGGATGTAAAAAAAATCAAGCACAAGCAGCACCTCAACCACAAGCAGCACCTCAACCGGCGCCACAAAACGATACGGTTCAGGAATCTGTGAAAAAAATTGTTGAGAAATATTACAATAAAAAGTAATAGGTGTAACGCTAATTGTTGAGGTGGGAAATTATTTTTCCACCTTTTTTTATATTTATTAATTAGATATGGATTTAAAACAAATTATACAAAATTTTAATGATGGTGATTGGGAAGATGTTTCACCCATTTTTAATCGTAATATTACAACTTTTTTTAAATTTTTAAAAGGTAAAAATTTATTAGACAGAATTGATATAAATCAAATACCGGAAAATGAATTTCCTGAGATGGAATTTTTGGACTCTTTAGGTCTTTTGGATAACTTAGAATATAGCTCAGTACCAGATGAACATTCAAATAAATTTCTTTTATACAAGTTAGAGAAAAACCCATCAGAAACTTTAAATTTTATTTGTGATAAATTATTAACAGACGTTGAATTAAGGGGTGAGGGTTATTACCTTAAGTTAAAAGATAGGGAAGAATTATCCATTTTTTTTAAGGATTATAGTAGAGATACTTCACCTCGTGATGTTGTAATAAACATATTTAATGAGGATGGGTGGGACCCATATTGGAACACCACCGACAATGTTTATAGAGATGTGATTGAAGTCCTAAATGCAAAAAATTTAGATAGCCTTAAATCCTATATACTTAAAGAGATCGGTGATATAGAATTATCAATTGAAGATTACGATACTGAATTTTTTGATGATATATCAAATGAAGATGGTTATTTTACAATAACTTCAGAAAATGTAAACGAACTCATAAGAGATGAAGAATCAATGAAATCTTTTTTTGATACCGATTTACAAGATTTAAAACAAGAACTTTATTCAATACAAAATAATTCGTACAACGCAGCATATGAGAATGAAATATATAGATCAGCAATGAGTGAGTTAGAAATATTATTTATTGGTAATATAATTGATGATAAAAGTGTAAAAAACGGAATAACACATTATACTGATTATATTCAAATACGAGATTTTTATAATGATGTTCACAAATTTCTTAGCACATATGAGGGTTCAGGTTTTAATGAAGATAATCTTGACTATCACGGATCATACACCGGAATAATTACACATTTAATGGATGAGGATCAAATGGAATATTTAGATTTTAGAATTCCGGATTATCCTGATGGATCTGTTGTCGATGAATACATTAATGACACATTTAATGATTACATATAACAGTAAAAATCATTAACTATTTATATATTCATTTAAAATCCATATTAATTGTAAAAAAAAGATATGAGATTAATTAATAAAAATTCAAAAAGAGGCATTGTTAATTTATTTGCCGATTTCATTTTATCTAAAATTGATAAGAATGAAAATTCAATAATACAAGTTTCAGACGTAGGATCTTTTTATGTTGTAAACGGTATGACAACAAGTGAAACATTTTTAGACATAAATATAATCAGGGATGAGTTCACAGAAAAGTTTCAAGATATTTTAACAGAACTAGAAATTAAATCTCTTAACGTTATTGACATAATTAAATACAACCAAATTATTAATAACATTGAGAAGGGTTGGGTAAGAATTAATAAATCAGTATTTGTTAAGGACCCTGAACCGATAAGTGAAATTTCAATTAATTCAGAATTCCCTTATGGTCATAGTTTAAATTGTGGTAGATTAATGGTTTATTATACTCATTATATGTTTAACCAAGTTTACAGTACAATTATGACTGATGAGGTACATTTCTTTTTCACAAAAGAATTAAA